ATGATTCCTATTCTTAACTATTGCAACCAACAAGGTAACATCATTGATTCTAAATGTCCAAGTTGTTTAACTGATGCCTTAATATATTTTAGATATGCAGCCAAAAAGTACACCGAAACCGCCGCCGAAAGACCACAGGAAACCACTATCGCCAAGTACAAGAAGAAGAAAGAGATTAAAAAAAGGTCAAACCCATTCACGGGGTCGGTTGGTTAGTTTCTTTAAAATAATAGTTACAATTGATTAAGACAAAACAAATACACGTTATAAGAATGCTTTGCAAATGTGGTACATTAAACGAATACCATAGCAACAACCCATTAACAAAGAAATTAGCGTGTTACCTTGTTTGCCCATTTTGCAAACCAAAAAAACAACAAACCAATATAAAATGAATGAAAAACAATTTTGCGAATTTTTCACAAACTTTTACGGTGAAAGAATAACCAGCATCAATCAAGTAAGTGGCTCATTTGACGGTGAAGAATTATTCGAGTTCGTTAATCAAGCTATAAACAAATCAAAAGAATTAAACAATGGGGAAAAAGAAATACATAGAAACACCTGAGCTTTATTTAAAGCTATGGAATGAATATGTTAAAGAGGTTAAAAGTAAACCTAAGTTAGTTCATGACTTTGTTGGTAAAGACGGTAACAGCGTTCACAGAGAAAGAGAAAGACCCCTATCATGGGACGGCTTTGAGTTGTTTGTTATGCAAAAAGGGTACATAAAAACACCCGACTTATCAGAATATTGCAATGAAGATAATAAGTCATACAGCGATTATTTACCCCTCTCACGTGCATTTAAGAAGCAAATTAAGGCTGACCACATTGAGGGAGGTATGACAAATATTTACAACGCAAATATCACAGCGAGTCTGCATGGGTTAAAAAACCATAACGAAACCGAAATAAAAGCAAACGTAACCATGCCTATCCCTGATATTGGATGCCGGAAAAAATATATATAAATACACTAAGCCTATTACAAAATAAGGGACTTAATACTTGATAACCCTAACGAGGATGTGTTTGTTATTTGTGGTGGTCAGGGTGCATCCAAAACCGTTTCAATAATTCAATTAATTATCCAATCGCTTCACTCTTCACCAAAGGAGGCAACCGTGCTAAGTAGTGAGTTAAGTAAGATGAAGCGTACAGTCATGAGGGATTACACTAAGATTTGTCAAGACTGGGGTATAATGACTGGTGACTCATTCAACAAATCAGAAAGCAAGCATGAATGGACAAATGGCAGTTACATTGATTTCCTTGGAGCAGACGTTAACGATGTTGGTAAAGGTTTTAGACGTGACATACTTTATATCAATGAAGCGGATAAATTAGACATTGATGCAGCCACGCAATTTATAAGCCGTGCTAATTTAACCATTATTGATTACAACCCAGATAATCATTTTTGGGGTGACGATTACATAAACGAAAATAACTTCTTACGCCTAACATTTGAGGATAACGAGTTCTTATCTGAAAGCGAGGTTAAGTCTATTTTGAATTACAAAGAACGGGGCTTTATTAAAAAGGATTTACCAATTGAACAACTATTTGAATCTAACAACATTATGAATAAGTACTGGGCGAATAAGTGGCGTGTGTACGGACTTGGTCTAGTTGGCTCACTAAGCGGCACAGTATTTAACAACTGGTCAAAGATTGACAATATACCGACCGATGCTGAGTTATTAGCCTATGGTTTAGATTGGGGTTATAGTCAAGACCCTACGTGTTTAATTGCTATGTATAAATGGAATGGCAAACTAATAATTGATGAGTTGATTTATCGTAAAGGTTTAATTAACTCCGAACTTGCAAACATCATGCGAACACTTAACCTTAACATGAGGGTTAATATAGTTGCGGATAGTGCCGAACCTAAGTCAATAGCCGACTTAAAGATGTATGGTTTTTATAATGTTATCCCAGCCGTTAAAGGTGCTGATAGTGTACGTAATGGAATAAATAAGCTGCAAGAACATGATATACTTATTACATCACGTTCAACCAACACAATCAATGAGTTTCAAAATTACACATGGGCAAAGGACAGAAACGGAAAAGAAACGGGAGAGACTATTGATGCTTTTAATCATGCTATTGACCCAGCTCGCTATGTTGCGTTAACTAAACTAAGCTATCAAGGTTATACTGAGGTATATTAATAAATGAGTGTATTTTATTGTTATATTATTGAATGATACCGATTGAGATAGTAATAGATGAATTTGGCAATAAGTTAGTTGATGACCTGAAAGCATCCCTTAAAAAGAAAGGGGTAATGTATCAAACGCAAGAAAGTAAACTAGCTGCATCAATTCGTTTTAGAACATTGCCTAAAGGTGATTCAATTGTGTTTCAGTTGTTGATGCCTGACTATGCCGAGATAAGGGATAAGGGAAGGAAGCCCGGACCAGTTAGTAAAGAGGGTAAAAAGAAAATAGGTGAATGGGGCAACCGAAAGGGAATGATAGGTAAGTTTAGCGAGAATGAATTAATTAACAGAAAGAAAAAACAAGACGAAGCAAAAGCAAGGAATAAAAACAGAAAGGTTTGGAAGACTTTAAAAAAGCAACCATTCAATAAAGCTAAAGAAGCGTTTGCTTATGTAGTGAGTAGAAAGATAGCTAAGAAAGGCTACGAAGGAAACAACTTCTTTACTGACGTGATAAATGATGGGCGTATTGACGAATTAAAAAAAGACTTAATGGATTATGGTTTCAAGAACTTTAAATTTGGATTAGAATAGCATGGCAATCACTATTACACATAAACCCCAAACAATAGCACCGGGATTCAATCAATTGATGTTTAGAGCCACGTCAACGCAAACGGCACAACCTAACTTTAACTATTATGTTACTGTTAATGTGGACGGTGTTGCTTTAACTCCTATGCCATTGCCGGCACGTCCAACAGGTGACCTTATTTTGGATATTAAGCCATTGGTGAGGGACTTCTTAAAACATTACTTTCCATTCAATCTTTCGGGATGGCAAACGTGTACGAAGTCAATTATAAACGTTACAGTTAACATAGGCGAACGTTACGGAACTACTCCGACTATCTATACAGGAACTAATCAATTCTTTAAAATATGGAATGGTTCGTTAACAAAGAGGGAAAGGATGACTTACAACTCTTCACTGTACGTGAGTGGTTCGAGGGCTTTAAATAATTTACCAACTGAAATAAAGGTTAAAAAGGATAAACAAGATGTTGTTTTTTATTACTTGTTAAACGCTGTTAATGACGTTACAACGGTTGAAGTTAAAACATACGACTCAACAAACACATTACAAAGTGATAGTGCCATTGCCAACCCACACACAACAGTAACAACACAAAATCAAATGCTTTGTATTAACCTCGGAAAGGCTGCGCTACAGGGATTGTTAGTCAGTCAAGTTGGAGGAGATTTTCCAATATCAACCAGTTCGAGTGTTAAAAGAATAAATATTAAGTTCAAAAACGGTGGTACTACTGTTGGAGAATATAACATCAATTATGTAGGATGCAAGGGGCGTAATGAGAAACCGTATAGCCTTTACTACCTCAATCGCAATGGGGCTTTTGATTTTATTAACTTCGTTTCAGTTAATCGAACCAACACCAATACTAAGATAAATTACAGAAAGATTGAACAATACCACAAAGGTAGTTACTTGGATTCAAGTAGTACAATTGTTTTAATCGATAGCCCATTGGAGCAAAGAGATAGGGTGTTAGGCAACACTAATCAAGACACTTACCGATTAATTACAGATTCGTTAAGTGATTCAGATGTTGCAATGCTAGAAGATTGCTTTAACTCAAGCGTGTACATTTTACATGACATTGAAAACGACTATTACGAATATGTGAACCAAACAGATACTCAATTCATCGTAAGGGAAAAGATAGTTGACAAAGTAATTCAGGTGCAAATGAACATTAACAGTAACATCATTAACGAAAGGCAGACGTTTTAATGGGTAGGTTATTTATTCGAAATATTGAAGTTGATATGGTTGAGGATGTGAATACGTCCTTAAACTATTCTTTATTGGACATTCAAAACCCGGTTAATAAGCAGACTAATTATAGCAAGTCAATTAAGTTACCAGCAACAAACCCGATTAATCAAATATTTGAATACATCTTTAACTTAGATGTAACCCTATCCACATTTAATCCAAACAAAAAAGAGCCTGCTATTTACTATTCAAATGAAAGCGAAATATTCGCAGGTCACGTAAGGCTTAAGAAGATAGAACGTAATTTAGATAAACAAACAAACTTTTACATACTTGAACTGTTTGGCGAACTATCCTCTTTATTTAGAGACATTGGCGAAAAGTTAGTAACAGGTAATCCGAACCCTGCCGACGACTTAGACTTTAGCGAGTATGACCATGAATTGAACTACACCAATGTAGTTAATAGTTGGGCAACTTCAAATATAGTTAGTGGCTCACCTGTTTCATTAGGGGGGTTAGGTGCTAAAGGTTATCGTTACGCCTTGGCTAATTACGGAACGGAAGCGGAATATTTTTTAAACAACTCATCTAACTATAATCCCGACATTGACTTTGCTGTTAATAATATGCGCCCTGTCATATTCAGGTATGAACTTTTAAAAAAGATATTTGATAAAGCAGGCTGGGTTTGGGATTCAGCTTTTTTAAACGGGACTAGGTTTGGTAAAATAGTTCACCCTTGTAACAATGATGTATTAAGCCTTTCGCAATCTCAAATAGATAACAATAGGTATTACGTAAATGATAACGTAGGCATAAGTAACACCGTTGCAATGAATCCAATCGGAGGTTCTAGTGCTACATTTGTTCCAACGTTACCACCTTACAATACTGTTATATTCAATAACGAAGCCTCACCATTTTATGATACGGGCGCAAACAACAATACTACAACCGGAATATTTAACACACCGTTACAATCGACTTACATAATCACATTTCAAACAACCGTTAACGCTGAGTTATCAATACCAACAACACCGGTAGGTAGGTTAATGACTTCGTTTACAGGGATTGTTAGATTGTCAATTGATAAAGAAGTTTCACCCGGTGTTTGGACAAATATACACTATCAAGACTTTAACTACAATCAAACGAATGCAGGTACTTTTGTTTTATCTCAATCATTCCAAACAACTAAAGAAGTCTATGATGTTGTAAATACTAAGTATAGATGTACGGTTGGCTATGGTAGCTTAGTTGGCACAATGACCTCAGTAATAACAGGCGGTAACATCTTTATTAAAGTATTGGATAGTTACTTGTACGTAAGGCTAAAGAATAACAATGTAGTGGAGGGTATGGGCGTTACTTATTCTTTTAATCAAGTGTTACCAAAAAATAAAAAACAAAAAGACTTTTTAATCGATTCAATTCGTGAGTTCAATTTGTGGATGATTGAAGATAAGTTGGTTAAAAAGAAAATGATAATCGAGCCGTACGAAAATTGGTTTGACCCTATCAATGTTGAAGATTGGACCGCTTTAAGAGATACTAAAACAGGAGAAAGCTATGAATTATTATCATTACTAGATAACAAAACATTTCACTTTGCTCATAAGCCGGATTCAGATTATTGGAGTAAAAAGTACACCGAAAGAAACCTTTATAATTATGGTGATGCCGTTAAGGATATTGATAATGACTTTTTAAATGGTACTAATAAAATTGAACTTACAACAAGCTCAAGTCCTTTGATTGGCAATGATTCAAACGGTTTATTAATACCTCAGATTTACTCAATCGATAACGGGGTGATTAAACCTATCAAACATAATTTACGTTCAATGTTATGGGGTGGACTTGTAAACATGGACGGGGGCTATTGGACTTTGTGGAGTTTAGGAAACCCTACTAACTTTAGTCAATATCCTTACATCGGGCATTTAGATGACCCTTACAATCCAACGTTTGATTTCTTATTCGAGAATCCAAGTGAGATATTTTACGAACGTCCAGTACTTAACTATACTAATAACAATCTTTACAATGCTTATTGGAAAGGTTACGTCGACCAATTAAGCAACCCTAACAGCAAGGTTGTAACACGTAACTATTGGTTGAGCGAAAAGACAATTAAGGAGTTAACGTGGCGCAAAAGAATCTTTGACGATGGCCATTACTTTATACTTTATTCGATTGAGAATTACACACCGGATAGCAACCAGTCTACAACTTGCAAGCTATTAAAACTAAGTGATTATGTTGCATTTATTCCAAGCAGTGAAGCACCGGGGGGAAGTGGTGGAGGTGGTAATGCTTTTGGTAGTTCAAAGGTTGCGGCTTCGTTAAGTTCATTCTTAATTGAGTCAGCAACACCAAGCGGAATGAGGCTAGCAGCCCCGACCTCAACAAAGAAAGTGTTTATTGATAGTGACTCGAATTTACCATTAGGAAAGTTTACAATAATAGAGGTGGATGCAAGCGGTGGCGATATTACAATAACTTTAAATAATGTAGGGTTTGAGTTCATGATTGTAAGGGTTGACAATACAGCAGGTACAACTGTATTCTTGCAGCCAGACGATGCAACTGTTTTAATTGACTTTGAAGCAAATTACACGCTAACAACTCAAGGAGAATTAGTTAAGGTTATACCAGTAGAAGGTGCTTATTACGTACAGAAATAATGAATATAAAAGATATAAATAGTTGCTTTGTTGATATGCTTTTGGTTTTGAATCTATACAATCAAAACAATGAGGAATTAAACAAAGATATTAAAACGGCTTGGAAACTAGCCGAAAAAACACATAAAAGAAAATGGAGAAACTATCGTTTGAATTTGAGATAAAGGGAGTCACCAAGTCTATTAACTCAATCGCTGAGGCTAAAGATGCTTTAAGCGAATTGCAGGATGTTGTAGAAAACTCAGACTTTGGGAGTGAAGAGTTTCGGGCTGCGAGTACTGAGATTGAAAAGGTACAAGCTAAGTTAATTGAAGCAACCAGTAAAGGTGTTGAGCCTGCAACAAATGGATTCAAGAAATTAAAGGACGAATTAAAAGCAGCTAAGAACGCCCAAGCCGAAGCTGCTCAAACATTTGGTGAAGGCAGTAAGGAATACAAAGCGGCTGCCCAGCAAGTCGCTAATTTACAGGATAAATTAGATGACTTAAAAGATAGTTCGGTTTCTTTAAAGGGTACTGGCATTGAGCGGTTAAATAGCGGTGTGGGTTTATTGAAAGAGGGTTTTGCCAATTTTGATACTGATAAATTAAAGGTCGGATTCAATGCGCTTGGTAGTGCCATGAAAGCAATTCCTATATTTTTAATTATTGAGGGTGTTAGATATTTAGTTGAAAACTTTAACGAATTATCAGAGGGTACAGGAATAATAGCCAAAGCATTGCAGGGTGTTTCTTGGATAATGAATAAATTAAAAGAAGAGATTTATGCCGTTACAGATGCTTTAGGATTAACGAATAGCGCGCTTGACAAACAAGGCGAAGCGATTAAAACCTATGCCGACAAAACAAAAGAAGCTTTAAATCAACAGTCCGCTGCATTTGATAGACAAATTGCTCAGGCTAAAGCGGCTGGCAAATCTACAGTTGATTTAGAAATAGCGAAACAAAAAGCAATCATTGAAACCAATAAAACGATAGTTAAACAAATTGAGGCGTTTGTTAGAGCCGGCGGTCAATTAGATGAAGAGAAACGTAAACTACTTTCTGAGTCATTAGAAACTATTAGAAACGCTAAGTCACAGGAAAATGTAGTTGTATTAACGGCACAAAAAGAACAAAACGATGCTTACAAAAAGAAGTTAGAAGAACGAAAGAAATTACTTGAAGAAGCTATCAATGAAGAAAACCAATTAAACAAAAACAAAAAAGCATTCGATATTCAACTTGAAGTAGAAAAGCAAGCGGAGCAAGAAGTTATATTAACTCAATCATTAGAACAACAAGGTTTAATTAATGACTACTTTAACCAAATAGATAAAGAGCGGTTAGCTAAATGGAATGAAGAACAGAAACAATTATTAATTGATAGAACAAATCAAGGATTAGATACATTAACACAATTTACAAACGCTAGCGCAGCTCTTAGCGATGCCGTGTTTAGTGTTCA